CAAGATGTATACGGGATGCCAAACATCAGCAGTCACCTGCCCGAACTTGAACACAAGTACCTGAAGAAGGAATTCTTGAACAACCTTTCTACTTTGGATTTGGCAACCGACTTGAAAGAATTGCTCACCAATGTCCAAACGATGATAGACAACACCAAGTTCACAAGCATCAACGACCCTGTTCAGATTACACAAGTTACAAACAAAGCCGTTGATACAATCATTGAAGCCGTGAAGCGTGGTGATCAACTAACCGGTAGACCAACGGGATGGGTTGGACTGGATAGGATGTTAGGTGGATGGAATCCCGGTGATTTGGTGGTGATGGCTGCAAGACCTGGTCAAGGTAAAACGGCACTCGCTCTTACTTTGATGTGGGAGTTTGCCAAGCGTGATGGGAAAGGTTTGTTTGTATCGTTGGAGATGAGCAACGACCAAATTGCCAAACGATATTTATCATTGATCACCGACATCTCAAGCTGGAAGATTAGGAATGCGACATTGCGAGAATACGAAGTGGATATCATTATTGACAAAGCCAACAATCAGACAGTGCAATTCTTCATTGACGATGACCCTAACTGCTCAATTATGCAAATCAAATCCAAAGCCAAGATTCACAAAGCGAAACACGGACTTGAGTTGTTGGTGATTGATTACATCCAGTTAATCAAAGGAACAAAACAAAACAGGGAACAAGAAATTGCAGAGATATCCCGAAACTTAAAGTTGCTCTCTAAAGAACTCAATATCACGGTGGTGGTGTTGGCTCAGTTATCACGCAAATGTGAGGAGAGAGCGGACAAAAGACCTATGCTGAGTGATATCCGTGAGAGTGGAAGTATAGAACAAGATGCGGATGTTGTGATGTTCCCATTCAGACCAGCTTATTATTCAGGTGAGAAGCTTGAGAAGGAAGATGCTGAATTGATTATCGCAAAGAACAGGCACGGAGAATGCCACACGATAGACACCACCTTTATTGGATCACGCACAATGTACGAAGAACGATTATGAGAAAGTATTGGACAACGGAAGAAGCTGAAGAATTACAACGGTTATACCCAACAACAATGGCAAATGATTTGGCGGTGCATTTTGGATGTACTGTAAAGCAGATTTACAATAAATCAAACAACATCGGTATCAAAAAAGACATTGAATTTTTACATCAATACTATCTTGAAAACTTCAAAGGACACCCAGCAACCCAATTCAAAAAAGGAGTGGCATCTTGGAACAAAGGCAAAAAAGGTTTGCAGATGGGTGGAGTTGAAACACAATTTAAGAAAGGACAAACACCACACAACACTAAGCCGATTGGATTCCGTTCACTTCGGGATGGATACCTGGTTGAAAGAATAGAGGTCGGATTTGAGTTTGTTCACAAGCTACTTTGGAAACAACATCACGGAGAAATACCACCAGGAATGTTTGTCGTGTTCAAAGACCGCAACAAGCAGAACATTTGTATTGAAAACTTAGAGGTCATTGACCGAGTGGAACACATCCGAAGAAACCACATCCAAAATTTACCACAAGAAATCAAAGAAGTAATTCACATCAAAAAACAAATAACAAGAAAAATAAACAGCTATGGCAAGAAATAAAATGACCGACCTACGAGATCACCTTTTTGAAGTATTGGAAAAATTAAGAGACGGTGACATTGACATTCAAACTGCACAAACGATGGCAGATGTTTCACAAGTGATTATCAACTCAGCCAAGATTGAAGTTGACTTCATCAAAGTAACTGGCAGTACATCGGATTCAGGATTCATCCAACTCGGTGAACACAATCAAAAATTGTTATGATTGATTACCAAGAGATGCACCTGTTGAAGCAAGAAGTCAAACGGCTCAAAGGTGTAATCGCAGAACTGAACGATTCACGGATGCGAGAAATCAAGAAACTCAAAGACCAAATCGTGAACCCACGATGCAAGATCAACGAGATTGATGCCGAATGGACTGAAGCAATGAGGGTAGTGTGCATCATCTACGATGTCACCCCCGATGAGATACTGGAGAAGGTGAGAAGGCAAGGCATAATGGATGCCCGTCATTTGTTTTGTTATCTTTGCAAAAAGCATTTGCGGATGACCTACCTTTCCATCGGTCAGGTACTGCACCGTGATCACTCAACCATCATCCATTCCGTTCAAACCTATGAAGATCTGATCACCTATGACAAATCAATCAATCAATTCTATGTTGAAGCTCTATCCCTATTGGGTCTGCACCTCCACGAAAGGTCTAAGCTCGTCAATCAGTATAGTCCAATCTGAGGAGGAAGCGTTACGCATCAAGAAAAAATACGAAAAAGATGGTTATATTTGCATTATTGAAAAGAAAAGTTGACAAAAGCGGATATCATATTGGAGTTATCCAAAGCCGATTGGCTGAGGAAAGCAACGAAGAACATCGCTAAGAACAACGAACTTGCCAACGAACTTTACCAATACTTTTTTTTAACCATCCTTGAGAAACCTGATGACTATGTTGAGAAGTTGCACCGAGAAGGATATCTCCAGTTTTGGGCAATCCGCACTTTGTACCTTTGTATCAACGGCAACCGGCATCCCTTCGGTGGATCTCGCATCTATGACCACTACGATGTTTATGAGCTGGACTTCCCCGAAGAACCCGACTTACTCGTTGAGCGAGAGCAAGAAGAACAAATTGAGTCAAACCGAATTAACAAAATAAACCAAGTAACGGAAACGGCATACTTCTATGAAAGAGAACTATTCAAACTTTGGTGCAGCGGAATGTCAGCGAGAGCCATCCACCGCCAAACCGATATCTCAGTCAGAGAAGTGCTGCGAGTAATTAAACTAATGAAAGAAAGATGTACAACGAAATAATTGGAATTGCTTGTCTAAGCATCATCATCGTCAACTTCGGTAAACCAGCCGACCTTCTCAAACGCTATCTCTACGGAAGCGACTATGCAAAGTGGAAACGAATGAAACCACTTGATTGTGCTTTTTGTTTGTCGTGGTGGTTGGGATTGTCCTTTTTTATATACACCTACGGATTTGTGGGTATCTTATACGCATCCATCGCAACCGTAATTGTCGCACTCCTTGAAACAAAACTATGACACCGCAAGAGAAAGCAAAAGAGTTGGTTGATAAATTTACTGTAGTTGGATTGCAACAACGAAACGAAGGGATTCAATGTGCATTGATTGCAGTTAATGAAATGATTAAAGTTGCTTGGTTTATTCCTGATGAGGAGATTTACGAGTTTTTGTTAGAAGTAAAAAAAGAAATTGAAAAACTATGATAGAATTCATCCAGTCACTTCGCCCGGCATACGAGATCTATAAAAAGACACTCGTGTTCCAATTAACGCCTGAGCAATCCGCACAACTTCAGAATGTACATCGTGAGATATTTGGTCGCAATGTTCCCAACTGTTCCACCTGTGTCATTGAGTCGGTGTTTTCACTTTTGATATGGGCAGACCAAAAAGCGATTGAGTTGGCACAACTTGCCGATGATGAGCAGAAACCAAAGAGGAGGAGAAAGAATGAGCAATAAACAACAAACGGCAGTGGAGTTATTATGGGAAATTGCATATAACAGAGAATTAACCTTTGAAGATTGGAAACAAGCCAAAGAAATGGAGAAGCAAAGAATTGAAACTGCATACAACAAAGGAACAGTTTATGGAATTGATTATCCTGAAAGTACATTACCAATAACTGGTGAACAATACTACAACGAAACCTACGGAGGTAACAAATGAAACCCCACACCAAAATCTATATGGATCACTTCGGATATGATATCAGCTCGTTCATAGATTGTGAAGTATGCGGAAAAGTTGGAAACGACCTTCACCACATAGAAGCAAGGGGAATGGGAGGAACAACAACGAAAGATGTCATTGAAAATCTGATGTGTTTATGTAGAGAATGCCACCTAAAATTTGGGGATAAGAAACAACACAAGGATTGGCTAAAAGAGATTCACCAAGAACGATTGTCAATGGCAAAATAAATTCGGAGTTAATTCGGTAAAAATGGCAACACAAGAACCACAACCACACGGAGGAAGTTTGACAAGACCTGAGAAAGGTGAAGTCCTAAATCCGCACGGCAGACCCAAGAAGTTGATCACACAACTCAAGGAAATTGGATATCAAAAAAGCCAAGTTGAGGACACAGTCAACACGATGCTCACGATGTCACGCAAAGACCTTGAGAAGATTGACAAGGGTGAAGAGTTCACAATCCTTGAGAGAATCATCGCAGGTGCTTTGGTGAAGTCGCACGACAAAAACTCCCTGTTCAACCTTGAGATGTTGCTCACACGATCACAAGGCAAACCAAAAGAAACGATTGACCAAACGATTGAATCAAAGAACTTCACAATAACACTAAATTTAGATGAGAGCAAACTGGAGAGATGAGAACATCCTACCACCTGAAGATGAAAGATTGTGCATCGTGCATTCGGTCAAAGGACTGAAACACCTTGCCCGTTTTATTGAAGGGGATTGGGTAGATGAGTATGAATTAACGGTGATTAATATGTTGTACTGGATGCCTATCCCATTATTACCAAACGAATGAAAGTAATCCAGTCGGGGCATCTCGGTGATTTAATCTATTCACTCACGGCAACCAAGCGAGTTGCGGAGTTGCACGGTGCAGTAGATTTTCACATAGGATTCCGTGAGCAGAATGGTGTTCCCGGTCATCCAAGCGGAGGATACTGTATGAACTTAAAATCATACGAATACATCAAACCTTTGCTTGAGCATCAATCGTACATTAAAAGCGTTGAGATGCACTCACACCCCGACATTGCTTATGACTTTGATAAGTTTAGGAATCATAGGTTGAATCTCGCTGCTGGTGATTTGAGGCGTAATCAGTTTCTTGTGTACCCCGAATTAATGTCCGACCTTCACGAACCTTGCATTGAAGCGACTGAACCTATCCCATACTTTGCGGACAAGATACTTTTGAACTTCTCATCTCGTTATCGCAATTACGACATCAACTATTTCCCACTCAAAGAACACAAGTGCGTTTTCTTTGGATACGAAGATGAGTACATTGCATTCACCGATAGATGGCAGTTAGATTGTGAACTATTGAAATGTCAAGATGCTTTGATGTTGGCAACTATTGTCGGCAGTTGCAAGGCATTCATCGGAAATCAGTCAAGCACCTACGCAATCGCAGAGCAAATGAAAGTTAAACGATTGCTTGAGATATGCGTTCACTCAATGAATGTCATCCCCA